TACTGGCATAAATTAATGTTATAATGTGAAGGCTGGCACTCTAGGTTGCTACCCCCACCCTACGGCGCCTAGGGTGTCCAGTTATGAATTATGGTATAATCGATATTATGTGTACCCCTACAACCGAAAAACTTGGTGCCACACCAGCCAACATTCAATGGAACGTTGTTCGTGGAGATACCGCAACACTTAAAGTAGAATTTCTTGAAGATGATGAGACTACCCCATACGAGACTACCGCTTGGACATTTGTAGCAACTTCATACGACCCAGTATCAGATACTTTAGATTTATTAACCGTAGAGTCCTATGAGGACGGAGTTATTTATATTATTGCAAAAGCAAACACTACAAAGAACTGGGGACTTGGAAAATACAAGCCAGTTGTTGCAGAGTTAAGATTTGATCTTCAGGCCACACTTCCTGGAGATGGCGTATCAGGTGGTGGAGGAGACGAAGTCACCAAATGGACACCAGTCGTTGGAACAATTTGTGTAATTGGTGATGTAAGCGGTACGTTATGATAGTTAAAGTAACTCCAGCCCAAGTCAATATTCCTCCTGTAGTTAAAGTTGGAACTAAGGTTTACAGAACACAGTCAAAGTAAAAGGGTAGGCTATGGCACAAAGCATGGAGTCCCCGCAACCCCTTAAAAGAAAAGGGTATTCTCAAGCAATTCAAGAATCAGAGTTACAGCAACCCCCAGATTTAAGAGAGTATATTCCTGTTCCTGGACTAACTGGTGAAAGAGGCGAAAAAGGTCTTAAGGGTGATCCAGGAGAAAAAGGCGATCCTGGTCCGCAGGGCCCAAAAGGTGATACAGGTAAGACTGGTCCGCAGGGACCCCGTGGTGAGCCAGGAAAGAGCGTAGGAGGCCAAGATGTAGGACCTGGTAAGTATCTAGGATGGGCACATTATAAAAATAAAAAAGATTTAGCAACAAGGCTTGGTCCAGAAAAAGGAAATGATGGCTGGGTCTTTCCTAAGTTTGAATTAGATGTAGATGGATCAAACAGTGAGCATATGTTAGATGAGCATAACTCTTTAGTTTTATTAGATTCTAATATGTTAAGTTTTAGATCCTTGAAAATTGGGGCAAAGGTAGATATACGATATGATTTTGAGATTACAACATATTCAAACTATACAGAGTTGTGGGTAAGGCTCTTTAGTGAAAAATATGAAAACCTTCCAACCTCGTATGTGGCAAACTTTAAATATCAGTACTCCTATGACATGTCATTTTTTCAAACACTGTATGTCGATACGTCAAAAGTTAAAACCTCTGTTATTAGACCTGAGTTTCGGGCAGATACTGAAAGTTCTATAGTTTTAAAAGGCATGTATATAAGCGTGTCTTAGTGGTATAATAAAGTTAGGAGGAATAATGGCATTTCCAGGCACATATAATTTTAGTTACTACCGTGGTGATACGTATCAATTTGTCATCCGTCCAAAAAACGCAAATGGAACAACATTTTCCCTTGATGACTATGCTGGCAACGCAGACTTTACAATAGCCAATCAGCGTGGTAGTGCTGGAACTCAGATCAACGCAACTGCAACGGTAAATACAACAACAGACATTGTCACTTGTACCATTACTGGAGCACAAGGCAGAAACCTTGTTGCTGGAACAACATATGTTTATGATGTTCAAATTGATAATGGAGCGGGTGTTATTTTTACACTTTTGACAGGATCTATTACAGTCACAGATGATATTACTGGAGCGGTTTAATGCCAGATGTAGTATTATCTAATGACGACTTAACTGTTTTATCTGGACCAGAAGTAATTGAACTTCTTGTTGATATTGGTCCAACTGGAACTCGTGGTAGCAAAGTTTTTGTGGGTGTTGGAAATCCAAACTCAGTTAACCTATCAACAAAAATATTAAACGACTTATACATTAACTCTGCCCCTGGAGCGGACTATGGATATTTATATCAATATGTTTCAGAACCTGGTGGAGATACTTGGGTTGAGGTTTTAAAAATTAGTCCCTCAATTTATTCAAAAAATTATGTTGTAACCTTTGCATCTGGAACAAGTGCAGATACTGGAAGTGGAACAATTGTTATTCCAATAACAGATATAACGGCAGTTACTGGTTTGGATGCAGATAATTTTAGTGTTCAGTATTCTATTGTTAATGCAAAGCCTTTAGCCTCCAGCCTTGCTTCACTTACAATTTCTTCAACAAACCTAGTTATAAATCTTCAAGCCTCAGAGTATGACGGCACATGGGGACCTTTTGATGCAGAAGTTTTAGTACATCTATTTATTTCGGTTGTGATATAATGAATGAGGTGAAATGACATGGCATCTGAATCGATTGGCGCACTTTATCCCACACAAATACCTGGGTATGCAGACAATGCTGACATTCAAGAGGCATTTAGACTCTACCATTACGGATCTTCAGCATATAGCACAGCAAATACAAACACAGCAAACCTTGTAAACCCATCCGTTGCTTATACTTTAAATAGCCTACAAGAACAAATTAGTTCTGCTGCTGGCTCAATAGCAACTTCTTTTGTAAATGCAAAAGGAGATTTAATTACTGCATCTGCAAATGATACTCCATTAATTTTAAGTGTTGGAAGCAATGGAAGAATTTTAAGTGCTAATAGCGCAACCGCAAGTGGTTTAGAATGGATTACCACATCAGGTATAACTTCTGTTGGAATTTTATCATCTTTAGCAGTAACTGCAAACGTTGTTTATCATATTGATACAAATGCACAGGCTGCATCCTATACTTTAGTTTTAGCAGATGATGGAAAAATAGTAGAGGTTGGCTCTGCATCTGCAAATACTTTAACAGTTCCCACAAATGCTTCTGTAGCATTTCCAGTAGGCACACAGATTACCGTTATTCAAACTGGTGCAGGCCAAACCACAATTACTCCAGTTTCTGGAACTGTAACAATTAATGCAACCCCAGGATTAAAACTTCGTACACAGTGGTCATCTTGTGTGCTTATTAAACGAGCAACAAACACTTGGGTAGCACTCGGCGACTTGGTGGCTTAATATGCCAGTCAACAGTGGATCGCAGGCATCTGCTGGTCGTCAACCAGGAACACCTATAATTGGAACTGCAACAGCAGGAAATGCAAGCGCCTCTATCGCTTTTACTTCTCCAGACTACACTGGTAAACCAAATACATCTTTAACTTATACCGCAACAACAACTCCAAGTTCAATTACTGGAACAAGTTCTTCTAGCCCAATATCAGTAACTGGATTAACAAATGGTGTTTCCTATACTGCTGTTGTTAAATTAAATAATACCGTTCAAGATTCACTCAACTCTGCAGCAAGCAATTCTTTTACACCAGTTGCTCCTCCTCCTCCACCTCCTCCACCTATTATTGCAGTTACACCACCTCCTCCACCTATTATTGCAGTAACTCCGCCACCTCCAATTATTGCAGTTACTCCACCTATCATTGCAGTAACTCCACCACCTATCATTGCCGTGACACCGCCTATCATTGCAGTTACTCCTCCAATTATTGCAGTTACCCCACCTATTATCGCAGTAACTCCACCTATAATTGCAGTAACTCCTCCACCACCACCTGTATTTGCTTGTGGAGATGGAAGCCCACAGTGCCCAGGAGACTTTGGTCAATGCGTTCCTGGACCATGTGCAGCATAATATGATAAACTTATATATAAACAAGGAGAACACGTGTACGCATGTATAGTAAAAAATAGTCAAGGTACTTGGGATGTTTGGAATTCATTTTCTTATCCTTCCCATCTTGCTGACAGACAAGAAAGGCTTGATGCTGCTTTAACAAGTGGCTTTCCTGTTATTGGAAGAAATTTAACCCAATATGGACCATCAGTTAAAACTGGTGCTATTTGGAACGGTACAGAATTTACTGGAGGAAACTCTTCAGCAATAACAGAAGAATCAAATACAAGTCTATATTCATATGTTTGTAATAATGTAATTCTTTTGACTTTTTTTGGACAAGCCAATACTGAAATAAATAACATGATGGAAGTAATTTTTTCTGAAGAGGAAGAAACAACAATAATTAAAGTTCCAGAAGGCCAGACCGCTAATAAAGGTGATGTCTGGGATGGTCAAAACATAATTAATCAATAAAAAATAAGGGGGTGAATGTGTCAAAGTGGGAAGAGTGGAAAGAAGCCATGGGAGAAACAAGGCCTTGGCATGTGCTTGATCCAAGTAAATATGTAGAAGATGAAGAATTAGGAAAGACAAGACTTGAAATCTGTAAAGGCTGTCCAGAATTGATTCAATTAACAACAACATGTAAAAAGTGTGGCTGCTTTATGGCAGTAAAAACTAAATTAAAAGCATCAACCTGTCCAATTGGTAAGTGGTAACATGTTTAAGGCAAATATACTACAAGACTTTATTTCAAAAGAAAACCGTGAATATATTATTAATGCTGCTATTACTTCAGACTTATGGGCAAGTGGTGGCTCTGAGTTTTGGGATAATCGTGTAATTAATTATCACAGTATTGGTGAGTATGATAGAAATGCTGCCGCTATTATGTTAGATGTTAACATTCGTTGTGGGCAAAGAATTAAAGAATTGTTTAATATAGAAGAAATCTATTCAGACACTCTTCAAATTATCAGATGGTTTCCAGGTATGGAACAGCCACCTCATGCAGATGACATGAGTAATACAGACATTACTGGATTTGATCACAGAGCATTTGGATCTATTATTTATTTAAATGATGAATATACTGGTGGACATACATATTATCCAAATTTTGATTTTGAAGTAATTCCAAAGGCTGGAGCGTTAGCAATTCATCCAGGAGATCCAGAACATCTTCATGGAGTAACAAAGGTTGAAGATGGAATGAGATATACAATTGCTTCATTTTGGACACAAGACAAAGAAAAAAGTCATGCCTGGCCCATATATTAATGATGACGGGTATGAAGTACCTGAAAATACAATCTTAGTTGTTCCTCATGCAGTTGATCATGATGGATTCTATAAAGAAATATTAAAACCACTTAAAGGCAATCCTAAAAGAGATTGGTTCAATGCTCATTTTTATTATTGCCTACCATTAAGCATTGGAAACCAATATGGGTTTGTTATAGAGTCATTAAGAGATTTTGAAGTAATTTGGGATGGAACAGGAGCAAATCCAGAAATTACTTTCTTAAATGATGACAATAATAATAAACAGGTAATTAAAGGTGGATTTGGTAGTGGAATTATTACTGTTCAAAATATGTTTGCCTTAAAAACTTCTCCAGGAATTAATCTAATGACAATTCAACCACCAAATATGTTTATTCCAGGGTGTGTATCTATGACTGGAGTTATTGAGACTGATCAAATTAAACGTGATTTTACTTTTAACATTAAAGTTACCGTTCCAAATTTAAAGATAACAGTAAAGAAAGGTGATCCACTAGGAGCCTTTATTCCAATCCCAAGACACTTTGTAGATAACTTTGATGCAAGACTTGTTACAGATATTTTTGACAGAGAATTGCATGTTAATGAAGTTCAAGAATCAGTAAGCCTAGGCAACGAAAGAGATACAACAGACAAAACAAAACCCCATCAATCTGGCCGTAGATATTTTAACGGTATAAATTTTGATGGAACACCATATCCCGACCATCAGAAAAGAGTACCAAAATGAAGCAGCCATTAATTATAAGTAACTTCTTATCAGTAGAAGACTTTAAACAATTACAAGACTATGTAAAAGGATTAGATAAGTCAACATTAGGACATTCTGATCAATTTAACAGATATGAGTTTGGTGGGTCTGAAATACTAAACTCATTGCATAAAAAACTAACACCTATAGCCAAGGACTTCTTTGAAAGCAAAGAACTGGTTCCATCTTTTAATTTTGGTTCTTGGTATTACGGAAAGGCTTCCTTAGAGAAGCATAGAGATGTTGCTCCATGTACTTACAGCATAGACCTTTGTGTATATCAAACTACTCCTTGGGACCTGTATGTTGAAGGAGTTCCTTACACTTTGCAGGAGAATGAAGCCCTATTGTATTATGGAGAAGGCCAAAAGCATTGGAGAGAAGACTTTCCAGAAGGTCAAGACAATGTTGTTTG